GTTGCAATTCTTTATATTTTTATCCATGACGGGGGGAACCTAAATATATATTGGAAACTAAGTTCTACGTGGGTATGCTAGATTATGATAAGTCTTGCTTAGATTCAACTTTTATTGACAGTTCAGGAGCTTGGATACTGACGTGTTCAACACTTTCCCCTATAACTTTGCCGATAGAATCTAGTACTTGAGCAGCAGTTTGTAATTGCCCTTTCCGTATAGCTTTTTCATAAAGTCTAAGTCTTGCTGCTTGCAGACGAGCCAACATATTTTCCCTATCTTTTTGCCAATCTTCATTATTCCAAGCATTAACTTGTTTCCAATCGCTCCAACCTGTCGCTACTGAAACACCTTCTTTACTTGCATGATCTAAAACAAGTTGTCTCGCTGGTAAACCTTCTAACTGTCTTTTATAAAGTCGTTGTTGCCTAGCCTCCACTACCATCCGAGGACTTTTATTTCCCACAGTTCGTCTAGGTTTCTTTATCTCTGGAACGGAAAGATCGTCAAAGCTGTTTAAACATGAATCGGTCACGGACGCAACTCAAAATAACGGTATTAATAGGATAATAACCTTTTACAAGCGTTTTGGAGTAAGAATAGGGGGGTATCTATCAAAATCTCTTAAAATTAATAACGTATGGCTGTAAAAACCGCACCAGAAATAAATTTAAGATGGGCACAAGGCGAAGTATTTAATAGTGAAAAACGCTTTCGAGTATTAGTAGCAGGTCGAAGATTTGGCAAATCATATTTAAGCTGCATTGAACTTCTTCGTGGAGCGATCAATAGCCCAGGCGAAACATTTTTTTATTGTGCTCCGACATATCGAATGGCAAAAGATATTGCGTGGAAGGCATTAAAGAAGTTAGTGCCAAAGGTATGGATACAAACCAAAAATGAGACAGACTTGAGACTAGATCTTGTTAATGGATCGTCAATCGAGTTAAAAGGAACTGAAAATGCAATGGCCTTGAGGGGGCGAAGTTTATCAGGTGTTGTATTGGATGAGGCTGCATTTATGGATGCAGAGGTATGGTTTGAGGTTATACGTCCTGCGTTAGCAGATAAGCAAGGTTGGGCATTATTTATTAGTACACCAGATGGAACTGCCAGTTGGTTTTATGATTTATGGTGTTATTGCAAAGAAGATCCTACAGAAGAGTGGAAAAGGTGGTGTTATACAACAATTGAGGGGGGAAACGTACCAAAAGATGAAGTTGAAGCCGCTAGGGCACAATTAGACGAGCGTACATTTAGGCAAGAATTTGAAGCAAGTTTTGAAAATTTAACTGGATTAGTTGCTATTAGTTTTGGCGATGACAATATTTCAACGGTTGCAGAAGATATAAGTATTGCGCCATTGCTTTTAGGAGTTGACTTTAACGTAGATCCAATGTCAGGAATATGTGCGGTAAAAAAGGACGATACTTTATATGTTTTTGATGAAATAATTATGACAGGAGGGGCTACAACATGGGATTTTGCTGAAGAGGTTACACGTCGTTATGGAATAGATAGAAGGGTTATAGCCTGTCCTGACCCTACTGGAGGAGCAAGGAAGACTGCTGGTGTTGGAGCGACAGATCACAGTATATTGAGAAGGAGTGGATTTAACGTATCTGCACCAAAAGCACCGTGGAAAATTCGAGATAAGATTACAGCAGTTAATACAGCATTATTTGATGCAAATAGTGTTAGAAGGACATTTATTCATCCAAGATGCAAGGAATTAATTAAGTCATTAAGGACGTTAACTTATGCCCCGAATACAGGTTTACCGAATAAAAATCTTGGTGTTGATCATGCTTTTGATGCTTTCGGGTACTTATGTTTACAACAGTTCAACTTGGCAAAACCTGAAACTTTAGGTCAAACTGGGTACAGAATCTACTAAGACTTATGCCTCAAAAAAAGAAAGGTCTTTACGCTAATATTCATGCAAAAAAGAAACGTATTGCGGCTGGTAGTGGAGAAAAAATGAGAAAAGCTGGAGATAAAGGTGCTCCAAGTGCATCAGATTTCAAAAAAGCAGCAAAAACCGCTAAAAAGAGGAAAAAATGACAGTTACAAGAGGTAAAGAAAAATTTAGTGGGTACAACAAGCCCAAAAGGACTCCTAGTCATCCAACTAAGTCTCATGCAGTCTTAGCAAAACAAGGAGATAAAGTAAAGTTAATACGTTTTGGACAACAAGGCGTTAGCGGAGCAGGAAAAAATCCACAAAGTGAAAAAGATAAAGCAAGAAGAAGATCATTTAAAGCTAGACACGCAGCTAATATTGCAAAAGGCAAAATGAGTGCAGCATATTGGGCAAATAAAACGAAATGGTGAGCTAATAAAGCAAGACCGTTTAGACTGTCAGTAATGTTAAAAGTTTAAAAGTTAGATGACATACTCTGTACCAGGGGCCATTCGTACAAATGTCGTTAGTCAAACCTATTTAGGTGGGGGTGATAATCCATTTTCTAAAACGAGAGCAGTTTTAGATATGACAAAAGCGTGGGAAATAATGAAAGCTGTTACTAATGGAACCGAATATTTACGAGATAATTCCGAAGCATTTTTACCATTAGAACCGAGGGAAGATTATGACGCATATTTATCAAGAGTTAACCGTTCTGTTTTTTCTCCTTACACACAAAGATTAGTCAGAGCTGCAACAGGTTTAATTCTTCGTAAACCAATTACTGTTATTGGTGATCCATATTGGACTGATGTATTTGTTAAGGATGTTGATGGTTGTGGATCGGATTTAGACGAATACGCAAGAAGATTATTGATTTGTGCGTTGACTTATGGTCACAGTAATACTCTTGTAGATTTTCCTGCCCCAACGGGAGCAAGAAGTCTTGCAGAAGAACGCAATCAAAACCGTAGGCCATATTGGATCGAAGTTGATCCAGCAAATATTTATGGTTGGAGATTAGATCGAGAAGTTAATTATGGAAAATTGATACAGGTGAGAATTGCAGAACAGGCTGTTGTACCTGAAGGAGACTTTGGAGAGAAAGTTTTTGATCAAATTAGAGTGATTGAGCCAGGTCAATACAAGATTTTCAGGAAAAAAGAGACAACAAAAGATATGTACACGCAAGATGAAAGTTTTGCAGGTAATTTTGACTCTCCTGCTAATGAAAAAGATTATGAATTGGTCGAATCAGGTGAGTTTTCGTTAGGTGAAATACCGTTAGTAACTGTTTATGCAGGAAAAACAGACACGATGACAAGTAAACCACCGTTATTAGATATTGCGTACTTAAATTTGGCACATTTTCAACGTCAAGCGGACTTAATTCATAGTTTGCACGTTGCTTCACAGCCTTTACTTGTTATGGAGGGTTGGGACGATCAAACTAAAGATATGGCTATAAGTGTTAACTATGCAATGGCAACCCAACCAGGAAATAAAGTTTACTATGTAGAGCCAGCCGCAAGTGCATTTGAAGCTCAAGCAGCAGAAATACAAGAATTACAGTTGCAAATGGCAACTTTAGGAATTAGTACACTTTCACAGCAAAAATTTGTAGCAGAATCAGCAGATGCTCGCCGATTGGATCGTGTAGATACAAATTCAATGCTTTCGATGGTTTCATTAGATTTAGAACAAAAAATGCAGAAGGCATTTAATTTATCGGCTGATTATTTAGGTTTAGAACCACCAGAAATTAAAATTAGTCGTGATTTTGATATTGATAGGCTAATCGGCCAAGATATAACAGCTTTAACTTCACTATTTGATCAACAAGTAATAGATAGGGAAGAATTTAGAGATATTTTAGTGCAGGGTGAGGTATTGCCTAACGCAAACGAAGCTGAAAACAATTAATAGACTAGAATAATAAGGAAATACTATTTTTACCATGCCTTCTGTAGAGTTAGTAGACGGAAAATGGGTTTCCGTATCAGGTGTTCGGGCAACTGATTTAGATGCTGGAAAAGTTGTATCTACACCAGAAACAACACCAACACCAGCAGCACCTAAAGCAACAAAAACTACTACTCCTAAAAAAACTGACGCTTAATTATGGAAGAAAAAGTCATCCAGCAAGAGTCCGTGACTCCTGTTGAGCAGCCCGTGGTTGC